ATGGAGCATCAATTGCCACCGGAAGGTGATTGGCGCACCTGGGTGATCTTGGGCGGTCGCGGCGCGGGCAAAACCCGGGCCGGATCAGAATGGATCCGTCAGATGGTCGAGGGCAGCCGGCCCAAAATGCCGGGCCGCTGCGCGCGGGTGGCGCTGGTCGGCGAGACTTTGGATCAAGCCCGTGAGGTGATGGTCTTTGGCGAGAGCGGCATTCTGGCTTGTGCCCCGCCGGACCGCCGGCCGCATTGGTCGGCCACGCGTCGGCAATTGACTTGGCCTAATGGGGCTGTGGCGCAAATCTATTCGGCCTCCGATCCGGAAAGCCTGCGCGGACCGCAGTTTGATTGCGCTTGGCTGGATGAATTGGCCAAGTGGAAAAAACCGCAAGAGGCCTGGGACATGCTGCAATTTGCTTTGCGTTTGGGCGATAATCCGCAGCAATTGGTGACAACCACCCCGCGCAATGTCGCGACTCTCAAAGAGATCCTTTCGCGCGACAATACCCGCAGCACCCACGCCAGCACCGATGCCAATCGCGCCAATTTGGCCAAATCTTTCTTGCAAGACGTGCGCGCAAAATATGCCGGTACCCGACTCGCCCGGCAGGAGTTGGATGGGGTCTTGCTGGATCAGGAGGAGGGCGCGCTTTGGTCACATGCGCATTTCACCCGCTCGGCTGAGGTGGATCTCAATAGCTTTGATCGTATTGTCGTGGCGGTGGATCCTCCGGTGACCCATTCCAAATCCTCCGATGAATGCGGGATCGTGGTGGTGGGCGCGCACACCCAGGGGCCTGCGCAGTCTTGGCGTGCCGCTGTCTTGGCTGATCTGTCATTTAAGCCAAAATCTCCCAATGATTGGGCGCGCAGAGCGATTGCGGCCATGCAGGAGTTTCACGCGGATCGCTTGGTGGCTGAGGTCAACCAAGGCGGCGATATGGTCAAGACGATCCTTGCGACCCTGGACCCGCTTATTCCCTTTACCGGGGTACATGCGGCGCGCGGCAAAGCCGTGCGGGCCGAACCTGTGGCCGCTCTATATGAGCAGGGGCGGGTGACACATGCTGCCGGTCTACAGGCGCTCGAAGATCAAATGTGCCGGATGACCCATCAAGGATATCGCGGATCGGGCAGCCCGGATCGGGTGGATGCTTTGGTCTGGGCGATTTTTGAGCTGATGCTGGCACCCGCGCAACCCATTTTTGATCCGAAAATCAGGAGCCTGTGACGGTTAACTAAAAATTAAGAGTGGCGCACGCCCTGTTCGCCGCTTTGTAAATAATTTGCCTCAAATTGATTTCAAATCGGCCAACGCGCCATAGTATGAGGAGCCGCCCTATGGTTTTGAATCTGTTCAAATCCGCCATAAAACCCGCGACTGAATCCAAGGCGTCTGCCGCGGGACCGGTGATTGCCTATCATTCGTCGGGCCGTGTGGTGTGGTCCGCGCGTGACGCTGTATCGATCACACGCAGCGGATTTCAAGGCAATCCAGTTGGCTTTCGCGCGGTCAAATTGATCTCAGAGGCGGCCGCTGCGGTGCCCTTGCTTTTACAATCGGCCGAGCAAAGGTTTGATACCCATCCGATCTTGACCCTTATCGGTCAGCCTAACCCGAGCCAGGGCCGTGCCGATTTGTTTGAGGCAATCTTTGGGCAGTTGATGTTACATGGAAACGCCTATCTAGAACTGGTGATGACGGCCCAGGGGGCCTTGGGTGAATTGCATTGCCTGCGTTCGGATCGTATGGCGGTGGTGCCGGGGGCCGATGGCTGGCCGGTGGCCTATGATTATAGCGTCGGAGCTCGCAAACACCGGTTTGAGATGCACGGTGATCTGGCGCCCATTTGCCATTTGAAGAGCTTTCATCCCCTAGACGATCACTATGGTTTGGCGCCAATCCAAGCGGCGGCCTCTGCCATTGATGTGCATAATTCCGCCTCTAGCTGGTCAAAAGCGCTGCTGGACAATGCCGCGCGGCCCTCGGGTGCGATTGTCTACGGCGGCGTCGATGGTCAGGCGCAAATGTCCGCGGAGCAATACGACCGCTTGATCCATGAGATGGAAACCCATCACCAGGGCGCGCGCAATGCCGGGCGGCCCATGCTGCTTGAAGGGGGATTGGATTGGAAACCAATGGGGTTCTCCCCCTCCGATATGGAATTTCAAAAAAGCAAAGAGGCGGCCGCCCGTGAGATTGCGACAGCATTTGGCGTGCCGCCGATGTTGCTGGGGATCCCGGGGGATGCGACCTATGCCAATTATGCGGAAGCCAACAGGGCCTTTTACCGCCACACGGTGCTGCCCTTGGTGGAGCGGGTGGTGGCGAGTATTTCCACCTGGCTTAGCATGGCGGCGGGCGATGAGGCCCAGCTGCGCCCAGATTTGGACCACATTCCCGCGCTGGCCGGGGAACGTGAAGCGCTTTGGCGCCGGATTGGGGCGGCGGCGTTTCTCAGTGACACAGAAAAGCGCCGGCTCTTGGGACTGCCAAAACTTGAGGTGGGGGAGGGCTGATCTGCCCCCGGCGTCACGCCTCTGCTTTGACCTCGGAAATGTGAAAAGGATGTTTCAATGCACGATCCAAATGACTTTGGACTGGACCATAAATTTGCGCGCTTGCCTGCGCGGGCGCAGATGGTGGATGACACTCAAATTGAGGGATACGCAAGCTATTTCAACCATATAGACCAAGGTCGCGATGTGGTGATGCCTGGAGCTTTCGCCGCTTCGCTCGCCCGGCTTAAAGCCGCAGGGCGCAGCGTTAAGATGCTTTGGCAGCATGATCCAACCCAGCCAATTGGCGTTTGGGACGAGGTGCGTGAGGATGAGATTGGCCTCTTCGTCAAAGGTCATTTAATCGCCGATGTGCCCAAATCGCTTGAGGCTGCCCGCTTGCTTTCGGCTGGCGCTCTGGATGGGCTTTCCATCGGCTATCGCACCATCAAGGCGCAAAAACGCGCCGATGGCAGTCGCGCATTGAGCGAATTGGATCTCTGGGAGGTCTCCTTGGTCACCTTCCCTATGCTGCCCGAGGCGCGTGTCGCGGCCAAGGCGCAAGCTCAAAGCCAAGATTGTTTGATCCGTGAATTTGCGAGTGCCGTGAGCGTCGCCCGCAGTCAGCTGGCCGGTTGCCGGCCTTCCCGAAACCTCCACCAAAGGATGCCACTATGACCCATGACCCATTGGAGACTTCTGAACAGATGCCTCTCAGCGAGCTGAAAACAGCCCTTTCAGGCTTCATTACTGAGATCACTGGTTTTCACACTGACATAAATTCGAAACTGCACAAACATGAAGAGCGATTGAATATGATTGACCGTAAATCCATGACCCTGTCTCGCCCGGCCTTGGCCACAACTGCCGAGACCCTGGCACCGCATCAAAAGGCCTTTGACACTTATTTGCGCTCTGGTGATGACGAGGCCCTGCGGGGGCTTGAACTTGATGCTAAGGCGATGTCCACATCTGTTGCGAGTGATGGTGGTTATCTGGTGGATCCACAAACCAGCGATACAATCGCCACAGTTTTGCGCTCCCACGCTTCCTTACGCGCCATTTGTAATGTGGTGAACGTCGAGGCGACCTCCTATGATCTGCTGATTGATCAAGGTGAATTTGGCTCTGGCTGGGTGGCTGAAAATGGCACTGTGAGCGAAACCGGCACCACGATGATTGATCGCATTTCTATTCCGCTGTTTGAGCTCTCAGCTCTGCCAAAAGCCTCTCAACGGCTGTTGGACGACAGCGCCTTTGACATTGAAACCTGGCTTGCAGGGCGCATTGCGGATAAATTTGCCCGCGATGAGGGCGCAGCCTTTGTCATGGGCGATGGCAACAACAAGCCAACGGGCTTTTTGTCTCATGGCACGATAGACAATATGCTCTGGTCTTGGGGCAGCCTTGGCTATGTCGCCACAGGTACCTCTGCCGATATTGGCGATGGGGTGTCATTGATTGATCTGGTCTACACGCTGGGCGCCGAATATCGCGCCAATGGCTCTTTTGTGATGAATTCAAAAACCGCTGGCAGCGTGCGCAAATTGAAAGATGCCGATGGGCGCTTCTTGTGGTCCGACAGTTTGGCGGCTGGTGAGCCTGCACGGTTGCTCGGCTATCCGGTGCATATCGTCGAGGACATGCCCGATATTGCAGCTGACAGCATGTCGATTGCTTTTGGTGATTTTTCCAAGGGCTATACGGTGGTGGAGCGGCCAGACATTCGCATTCTGCGTGATCCATTCTCCGCCAAACCGCATGTCTTGTTTTATGCCACAAAACGCGTCGGCGGGGATGTCAGTGACTTTGCTGCGATCAAGCTGCTGAAGTTCGGCACGTCCTAATCGCGGCACGGGGGCGCGTAGGCGGGGCTATTTTTAGGGTTTGCAGATTGGATCTCCCTGCGAACCCACCCGGCCTGCGCGCTCTGTTTCAAAATTCGATGAACACCTGTCTGGAGTAGAGCAATGATGCTTGTGGAAGAGACAAAAATTGCAACCGCTGACTTGCCGGTTGCGACATTCAAAGCGCATCTTCGGTTGGGATCGGGCTTTTCGGATGATATGTTGCAAGACCCTGTTTTGGAGGGATGCCTGCGCAGCGCCCTGGCGGCTATTGAATCGCGCACAGGCAAGGCTCTGATGGAGCGCCGTTTTTCAGTGACGGCCAGTGCTTGGAGCCCAGGCGCAGAGCAAAGCCTGCCGATTGCCCCTGTCACAGGGCTTCATGCGCTGACCACCACCGACAGTAGTGGCAGTGTCACCCCGCATAACATCAGCAATTTCTCCTTAATACGCGATGCCCATAGGCCGAAAGCTGTCTCTGTGAACGGGTCTTGGCCCGCAATTGCGCCGCACGGCTCGGCAAAGCTCTCCTTCATTGCCGGCTATGGCGCACAGTTTCAAGACCTTCCCGCCGATTTGGCGCAGGCCGTTTTGATGTTGGCCAGCCATTATTATGAGGCGCGCAACGTCGCAGGTCTATCCGACAGCGCCATGCCCTTTGGCATTTCTGTTTTGATTGAGCCTTACAAAGCGCTGCGCATCACCGCCGGAGGGGGCAGATGACTTTGCCAAACTTAAACCGCAGATTGACGCTGCAAGAGATGGTGCGCAGCCCAGACGGGGCCGGCGGGTTTCGCGAAACATGGGCCACTTTGGGCTATCTTTGGGCAGAGGTGAAAGCGCTCTCGGGCGATGAGGGAGAAAGCGATCACGTGAAGCTCTCGCGCGTGCGCTACAACATCACACTGCGTTCAGCCCCCATTGGAGCCCCATCACGCCCCAAAGCCGAGCAGCGCTTTGTCGAAGGGCCGCGAATCTATCGCATTCATGCGGTGGTTGAGAGCGACACCAGTGGCAAATTCTTGCTCTGCAAAGCCAGTGAGGAGCTTGCCACATGACCTATGCAATTTCAGATGCCCTGCAGCAGGCGGTGTATCAAACCTTGATTGCCGATCCGGCTGTCACCGCCTTGGTGGGTTCAGACATCTATGACGCCCTGCCAACGGGGGGCGTGCCGATCACCTATGTCAGCCTTGGACCTGAAGAGGTTCAGGAGGCTTCCGATAAGGACGGGGCGGGCGTGCGCCATGAGTTGACCATTTCTGTGGTGACCGACACCAGCGGCTTTCAACTGGCCAAAGAGGTGGCTGGAGCGATCTGTGACGCGCTGATTGACGCCCAATTGACCCTGAACCGTGGGCATTTGGTC